TACTATAGAATGAGTGAAGTTGAATTTAAGAAGCATCGTGTGTTTCGTGAGACACAGGATGTTATTTTTTATGATATATCTGTAGATGAATCGAACGCAGCTGACCTTGTAGTTCATACTGGTGCTGCTGTATCACCTCCCGATGATGCAGTAGGAGCAAAACAATTTTACATACATGAGTATCAAGATGACTACAATCGGGTGGTATCAGGAGTCAGAACGTTTGAATTAGTTAACAATACTTGGAAATATCCGTATCATATAGTAAAATTAGATGTGCACAGCGGTGCACTTATTATCCCTGCAAAAACTTGGCACAGATCTGTGTCTGGAAAGGAGGGATCTATAGTAATTAATCAAGCAAAAAGATACAAAGGATTCAACGCATCAGAAGAATTCAAACCTGTATCTTGTGCAGAAAATAGTTTGCTATATAAAATACTACTACACGAAAAACCTGTTATTCATCGTCTTGGAGAGTGAAAATGACTGTAGATTTTAAACGTTACGAAAAATTTGTTGATGCTGTCACATCCGATAGTTCTAAAGATTTTGTCTATCTTGCTGATCGTCTGGTTGAACTTGATAGAAAGGGTGCCAATATTGAACGTCTTACCACTGCTGCTGTTGGCATGTCTGCTGAAAGCGGAGAGTTCTTGGAGATCGTTAAGAAGATGGTATTTCAAGGTAAACCTTGGACTAGCGACAATAGAGAACATCTTATTATTGAGTTGGGTGACGTTATGTGGTACGTAGCACAAGCATGTATGGCATTAGATATTAGTTTTGACGAAGTATTAGAAAGAAACGTAAAGAAACTAGAGAAAAGATATCCTGGCGGTCACTTCGATATCTCTGATTCAGAAAACCGTGCAGCAGACGACCTTTAATAATTTTCATCAGTTATCTCCTATCATAGTATATGAGACAGAGATAAAAGGTTTTCTACCATCTCTTTATAAAAGTTTTGAGGATGGTAGTTTTGACAATTCTACTGGTAAAATAACTGGTGAGTTGAATGGTAAAGTTTTGATACATCAGGACACTAGACTCATACCTTTTTTCAGAGAACTCAAGAAATCTATAGTACAATATCTTGAGCATTTTAATATAGATAAAAAAACTTTTCAGATAAATTTTACAAAGACTTGGTTTACTATATGTGATCCTGATCAAACGTTTCCAATGCACTATCACTCATGTTCTCATATATCATGGGTATATTACATACAAACGCCAGGCGACCCTATAGTTTTTCATAAAAAGAATTCAAACGAGTGGTTTGGAGATGCGTTTAAATTTTCAAATCATTACACCTACACAAATATGGAGGGATATGCTATCAATCCTAAAGCAGAACGCTTGGTTATTTTTCCTGGTTCTCTCGAACATTATACTACTGCTGAGCCTAGAAAACATAGACGGATTAGTCTTGCGGGCGATGTTATTTTGACACTAAAAGATAGAACCAATTCAGAAAGTGGTCTACTATCACCCCAGTTTTGGAAGCACTTCTAAATAATATATGCTATAATAGAAGAAATAGGAGATACCATGTCAGGCATGAGCTATGGCGACTATGGCAAGAGAGATAACACTGGTAAAGGTGTGTCTAGAATTGCAGTGCTATTAGATGCTATCAGAAATGGAACTCCAATAGAGGTATCAGGTAAAGGTAATAAAGTAATACAGTTTAATGACCCAGATATTGAAGCAGAAATGGTAACTGCATCTAATACTTTAGATGATAGTGTACATCAATCATTTGCTGACAAATTTAGTGGTAAAAGAGTTCTAAAATATTTTTATCAACAGGGTAATGTAAGTAAATCTGTTCCAATATTATTAACTAACATAGAAAAAACAAGAGCATTTGGTAGCACAGGTGGTTCTGGTGCAGGAGCAGGAAATACAGCACTATTTGAGAGTGCTGCAGCATGGTTTGCTGCTGTCAGATTCAATCAATCAGACGATTTGCCAATAGATAGTTTTCCATCTGAGAAAAAGATTGCAGCAGTTTCTGCAAAAGTATCTACTGACAAATCTTGGTCAGAAGTAAAGGGTTTTTTAGAGAATAATCAGGATTGGGTAGAGTCTAGTAATAAAACTGCAAACAAATTATATGAAAAATTTGGTGGTGGAGACTACACATGGTATAGAGGTAAAGGGACTATCATAAATGCACTTTCTAATGCATTTAAACGACTCCAAGATACACATATTGTGCCTGAGACTGGACTGCAAGCAAAACCATTTGCTAACCTAAACAAATGGACACCCGCTGACCTTTGGGCATGTGATACATCATGTGTATCTGCTGCTGAGATGAAAGGATTTACTACATTTGCAGCATTTAATGAGTTTTTACAGCAGAATGCACGCAGTGGAAAATTAATTGGCATATCTTTAAAACAAGTTGAACGTAAAGATGCTACGTTAACAGAAGTCAACTTTGGAGAGGTCAAAAAACAGGCAAAATTAGATGGAATATATGCAAAATCTTTTACATCTTTGGACGTATGGATGTATACCTCTGGTGTTAATTTATCTGTGCAGTTTAGAGATACATCTGGTAACGCAGGATTGACATGGCAAGGAGAAGTCATAGGATCTGCAGCAAAACACGGTAAAATAGGTGGTGGTGTAATAAATTTACTATGCCAACAGGTGTATGGATCACCTCTCTATAATAATCTTGACAATATAAAAACTCAGGCAAGAAGTGGTGCATTAAATGTGCCTATATTACGTCTATCACAATCACATCTTGCTAATATAGATGGTTCTATGAACACAGAAGGTAGAACTAAAATATCAGAAATTACTGCTGACATTATACAAGAACAATATGAGAAATCAGACCCAAAAGGACAGTGGAGTTTCTCAAAATACATGGGTTTATTATTAATTGACAAACTAATGAGTGGTAGTGCAGATCAGTTTGCCCAATTAGTTTATTTGTACGCTACATCACAGTCAAGAGAATCAGCACCCTTCTATAAAGTATCGTAATGGCAAACGTAACTCAACTAAAACACCTAGAACACATAGAAGATGAGATACTCAACCATGGATCTGCAGGATGCATGGCATCAGTCTCTGCTATGCGTGAATTGTTGCGTATGTTAGGTAAGAAACCTAGCAGTGGTTATATGCAAACTAAATGGGATGGTGCACCATCAGTTGTGTGTGGTAAACACCCTGCAAATGGTCTATTTTTTGTAGGAACTAAGTCAGTTTTTAACAAAGAAAAACCAAAGGTATGTTACGATGAAGCAGATGTTGACATGTACTATGGTGATGCTAGTCCTGACCTCATATCAAAGTTAAAACTATGCATAAAATATTTTTCATCATTGCAAATGGATTCAGTTTGTCAAGGTGATTTATTATTTACAGATGATGTAAAAACAGAGACTGTAGATGGCGAAGAATTATATACTTTTAAACCAAACGCTATCACATATGCTATACCTGTAGATCATCCTCTAGGTAAACAAATATCAAAAGCAAAAATAGGTATAGTATTTCATACATCATATACAGGAAGTGATATTGCAACCATGTCTGCAAAAGCAGGAGCACCAACATTCAAATCTACAGGAGATGTTTTTCTAGTAGAGAACGACACACCTATGGATGACATATCTGTAGACAAATCCGTGTTAAGTAAGTTTGAACAAAACATAACTCTTGTGGATGCCATGTGTAAAAAGTCTGCAACCTTCTTAGATCACATAGTAGATAATATAGGCACCACAGGTGACAAAAAATTTCATGTAGCATCATATTTAAAACAGTTTTTTAACGCAGAGATACGTGGTGGAAGATCAATAGGCAACCCAGTAACAACTTTAAAAGCATTAGGTGCATTTTATAAAGAAAAAATGGACGGTATTATTTCTAAATTAAAAGCAGATAAAGCAATAATGCAAAGGAGACAGCAACTATATGATGGATTAGAGTATCTAGAAAAGAATGAACAAAATTTTATTGCAATGCTCACGTTGTATATAAAAATTATAGAATGTAAGGATCTTGTTATGGAACAACTAGATCATCTAGAAACATTCAAGACATATGTACAGACTGACATGGGTTATAAGGTAACTAATCCAGAAGGATATGTTCTACATCATAACGGAGATATGATCAAACTCGTAAATAGAATTGAGTTCTCCTACATCAACTTCACCCTAGCAAAGTCATGGAAATAGTTGACTATAAATGCGTGTATTTTACCTTTGGTAGGTTCCAACCGCCAACTGTGGGTCACGCGGAAAATTTTAAGGCAGTAAAAAATACTGCTAAAGGGTGTGATTGGTTCATATATCTCTCACAATCTGTAGATAATAAAGGATCTAACCCATTAGACCCTGACAGGAAACTATACTATGCTAAAAAGATGTTTCCTAATTTTGCCAAGCATTTTAGATCAGGTCCTACTGATCCTGTAGGTATATTGAAGGAGTTGCAATCAGAAGGATATGATGATGCTATGTTTGTTGTAGGTTCTGATAGGGTACAGGCAATGCAGTGGGTCAAAAAGTATAATGGTAAGGACTTTTTCTTTAGAAAATTAGATGTAATATCATCTGGAGATCGTGATGCAGATGGTGATACCTTCGCAATATCTGGAACAAAAATGCGGAGAGCAGCAGTGGCAGATGACTTCGATACATTCAGAAAAGGTATACCAAAGGGTCTCAATGATAAAGATACGCGGAAGATGATGGAAGAAATTCAATCTAATATGCCTAAGTTGTATAAATAAGTTTGATATGTATACCTATATTGATGAAAAGTCTTGCAGACTTCACTAAGAAATCCAAAGTTGCGGAAGCAAACATCACTAGAGACAAGTTCTATAAGAACGAAGTTTATAAAAAAGGTGAGTGGGTTCTTACTGAGCAAGGACAAGTTGGTAAAATACACCGACGAGGTCCTAACTACGTATTATGTCTTACAGCAGAGAACACAAAGTTCCGCAGCTGGATCACAGACATAAAAGAAGTCTTTGAGATTGGCACTGATGCATATCGAGAGTATGTTATGTCTATAACACCTGGTCAAAAGGTTGCAAAACCTAAAAATACCGTCAAGGTGCCAGAGACTATTCCAAGCAAACACCCTACAAATAAGATGGATAAACACGAGTCTAAAAGTCTAGCACAGGTAGCTGCTGAGACTATGCTAAACCCTAAATTCAAGTCTATGAAAGAGACTTGGAGATACGATTACTCTGCTAAGATAGGCAACACAGACGTAAAAGGTCTTGGTGCTGATGGCGTAGGTGGCGGTGACGCACCTGGCATGAAACTTGCAGAACCAGAGGGCGGTAAAGGCAAACCAACCATCAAAAAGGTACAACATTCCTGTGCTACTAAGGTAGAACATAGCGAATGGGGTAAGGGCAATTGCTTAAAAGAGATGCATACACTCGATGAGCAAGGTAACGTTAGTCATTACGACGTAATGTTTGAGCATGGACTAGAGCAAGATGTTCCAGTTGAGACTCTAAACTTACTTGAGTATGGTATGCACGAGCATGCAATTAATGACGAGAAAAACGAGATAAATGAAAAGAATTTAGATCCAGTCAACCCTGTTGCTGTTAAAAAGAAGTTTGCTAACAGAAAAGATAAAGATGTTGACAACGATGGTGATGTAGATGATAGCGATAAGTATCTACACAAGAAGAGAAAGGCAATCTCTAAGGCAGTAACAAAAGAGCATCACCAGAAAGATGAGAATGGTAATGTTATTGAGCATGAGGATGAGGATGGAACACCAAGTTCAGTAGAAGAGGCAAAGAAAGGACTCTATGCTAACATCCATGCTAAGAGAAAGAGAGGAGAAGCACCCGCAAAACCTGGCGATGAGGACTATCCTGCTAAGGATGCTTTCAAGAAGGCAGCAAAGACTGCTAAGAAAGAAGAGGTAGAGGTAGAA